TATTTGAAAAGGGTCTGCTCCCCGAAGACTTCCGGGTAACCGGTTGCTCTAGAAGGGGCATCACCCGTGACGACTGGCTAATGCAGTTGGGGGAGTATCCAGAAGAGTTCGTTCATATTCTGGACTATATGCCCGCAGACCTAGGGAATGCTGCACAACTAATGAATATTCCCAAAACAGAAGACACCACATACTTCCTATCAGTTCCACCTGATAGGTACGGTCCTGCTATCATGAACCTAAAGGCAGCAGGTCTCGTAGATGATGCTGACAACTCAAAGGTTATCATTGAGAAGCCCTTTGGTTATGACTTAAATAGTGCTGAAAAGCTCCAGGAGATCGTAACTACCAACCTCCGTGAGAAGCAAGTATACCGTATTGACCACTATCTTGGCAAGGATACTGTATATAATATCCTCACAACTAGGTTCTCTAATGTACTCCTACAACCACTATGGAACAGGGACTACATTGAGGAGGTTCAGATCTTTGCTAGTGAGATTATCGGTTGTGATGGTCGTGCTCAGTACTATGAGTCTGCTGGTGCTGTCCGAGATATGCTACAGAACCATATGATGCAGATCGTGGCTCTGATCGCTATGGAAGCCCCCTGTAGGCTCGATGCTAAGGAGATCCGCCGTGAGAAGGTAAAGGTACTCTCTGCCGCTAGACTAGGCAAGAAGCTCGTCACAGGGCAGTATGAGGGCTATAGGGCTGAGGAAGGTGTATCGTCAGACTCAGAGACTCCTACATTCGTTGCTGGAGACTTATATATTGATAATTGGAGGTGGAAAGACGTACCATTCAACTTCCTTACAGGTAAAAAGATGCCTTATGGGTGTTGTGAAGTAGTGATTAAGCTAAAGAATCCTACGCTCAGGCTATTCACTGGTAGTGAAGATGCTCACCAAGATAGGATTGTGATGAGGTTCCAGCCTGATCCACACCTTGATATCCGTATTGATATGAAGTCTCCTGGTATTGAGAATACCGTAGAGCCTGCTACATTGACCCATGACTACCCCCTAAAGGACGCTAGCCAGGGCTACAGCAAGCTTATCTACGAAGCCATCTCTGGTGACCAATCGAACTTTGTACACGCTGAGGAGGTGCTAGAGAGCTGGAGGATCGTTGATGACCTCTTATGTACCGGATATGCTTGTCCGATTAGGACGACACCATACCTCTACCACGAAGGTGCGTGGGGTCCAGTACACAAAACGAGTTTCATTACTAAATGGGATTATCCACATTAATTTCACGGGAGGCTTGACAGCCTCCCTTTTTTTGTGTAAAATCAGCCTTGTCGAGGGTGATAAGACACTCTATATACTTATTTGGAATAATTATATGAAAATGCCATCAGAACCAATCATAATGGTCATGCTAGTAATAGGTTCTTTGGGATTTATTCAGGCACTACACCTACAAAAGCACGACAAATATTGTAAGACCGAAGCAGAGTGGAGACAAATTTACGAACAGGAGCAACAGGACGAGGATATATAATGTAGCTACCTTACTACTTGTGGTTGATTACGAGAACCCATGGATGTATAGAGGGAGACCTTTTACATCAGAAAAGATAAAAGATTATTATGGGTTCCTATACCTTATTGAGAATACAATCACCGGTAGGAAGTATATTGGCAGAAAGTATTTTGTTCAGAAGCGTAAACCAAAAGGTGGTAAGCGTAGAGTAACTTCAGAGTCTGATTGGAAGAAGTACTATGGTTCTAATGACCAACTCAAAGCAGATGTAAAGGAACACGGTAAAGAGCATTTTAAAAGAAAGATCTTATCTCTCCACGAGACTGTGGGTAAAACCAACTACGCTGAAACCGAAGCTCTCTTTAAGCACAATGTCCTCCGTGAAAAGATGGACGATGGAACCCCTTTGTACTATAATGATAATATCTTAGGCAGATACTTTAAAAAACATTATTGGATTGATTGATGAAAGAGCTACTTGATTATGTAAAAGTCTATGATGATATTGTTTCACATGAAGTATGTGATCAACTATTGGAGGTTTGTGCCAACTCAGAATGGACAGAAGGAAAAACAGTTGATGGAGTATCAGGATCAAGGATTTGTAATGTTGCCTTTATTAGAGATAAAGAAGTTGACGCTATGATATTTGGACTTATTAGTAAGGCATTTTCACGATATAAATCAGATTTTAAGTGGTTTAATCCTACATCCGATGAGGGCTATGTCCTATTAAAGTATGAGAATAGTGGTAGATATAACTTCCATACAGATCAACACCAAGATTACAACAGGCAAGTAACTACTATCATCAATTTAAATGATGACTATGAGGGTGGAGAACTTGCCATCATTGATGACAGTTATAAGATTGACATGAAGAAAGGAGATGTTATTGTGTTTCCGTCAAACTTTCAATACCCACACGCTATCAAACCCATTGTGTCTGGTACAAGATATTCCATGATTACTTGGGCAAGCTAACCTACTAAATATACCGTCTAAAACATTTCGCTATGAAAATCGATTTAGAAAATTTCTTTAAGTACTATAAGAAAGACCTCAAACATCATCAGGAAGCGATCAGTGAGCTTGAGAGTGCCTTAGCAAAGGTGGCTCCAGAACTACTTCAGGATGATGCTAAGTGGGTTAGTATTTACAGAAATAAGCCTGAGCCCAAGCCAGAGGAGCCTGAGCTAGCTTTACCTGTTCCCTTCTATAATCAGGTAGACAACTACACACAACCCGAAAGGACGTGTAACTCCTCCGCCTGTGCCATGGCGCTTGAATACTTTCGTCCCGGCACTCTACACGGTCCTAAAGGCGATGATGCGTACCTTAGGGAAGTTTTTTCGGAAGGTGACACGACGGACCACGCGGTCCAGACGAGAGTACTAGAAGAATACGGTGTCAAATCTGAGTTTAGGTATAACCTAAGCTTTTATGATATTGATAAAGAACTAGAGGCAAAGCGTCCTGTAGTAATTGGTATCATGCATTTGGGATCACTACAGTATCCTGTTGGTGGTCATGTTATTGTTGTAATCGGCAAGAACAAATACGGTTATATCTGTCACGATCCCTACGGTGATCTCTATGACGGCTATACAAGCTCTGTATACAACGGTAGGTCTGTTGTATACGAAAGATACGTTCTAGAGAAAAGATGGACTGTAGAGGGTCCTGGCACAGGCTGGGGGCGTATCTTCGATGCTAAGGTAGTTGAGCAGAAATCTGATGATGGAGTACTACCACGGGCTGGAGTAGAACTAATCAAGCAGTTTGAGGGTCTACATGACACCTCTCGTGGTGATGGTATGGTTCATGCCTATCCAGATCCCCTATCAGGTGGTCTTCCCTACACCATTGGATATGGTTCTACCAAGGACATTGATGGTTCTCCTTTTGAACTAGGTGATAAGATCACTAGAGAGAGGGCTGAGCTACTCCTAGAACAGCAGTGTAAGTACAATTACTTGTCTGTACTAGAGAATAAGATCCCTCACTGGGATCAGATGAATGATAACCAGCATGGTGCTCTACTATCCTTCGCATATAACCTAGGAGCTAACTTCTACGGAAGTCCTGATTTCAACACCATCAGTCGTGTTTTGAAAGAGAAGGAGTGGCATAAAGTCCCTGATGCCCTATACTTGTATCGCAACCCAGGCACATCCGTCGAAGCAGGTCTAGCCCGCAGACGTATTGCTGAGGGAGATCTTTGGAGTTCTTGATATGTTTGAGATTTTTTGTTCATGGTTCAATGGCTGCTGGAATAACCAGAAGCAAGCATATCGAGATCCACGGGGGCAGGCACTAGTTCATGTTATTCATGAGCTAGTTGGAAATGAGTTCTACTGCTCCTATAGGCATAGAAGACAGAGGTATCCTTACCGCTACTTTGAGGCTAAGGTTTATCACAATGATGGCAACATCCTTCTAAAGAATCCAACCCACGATATTATCTTTCGTAGAGAGTGTGCTGGATTCGTTAGTAATGAAAAATTTACTAAGGATGGTGTTCTTTATATTAATCAGGCATACCTAGGAGAAAATCACTACCACGTTAAGGATCAAGGTTTTGACCTTCAGAGTGGTAAGCAGCTTTGGGGTTTAGATGGTGATTCTTTTTACGAGTTTGATAGGACTTGAGTATCTCACCTAAGTGATAAATACAATCGTCCACCGAATTCATCTGTTTATATCTTGGCATAGTAGACACTTGCTAAAGTGGTACAATGTTTGACCGATGGGTGGTGGTCATGCTATTATTTATTCACTGACAGATTACTGTTTTGACTATTTTAAACATCACACTAGCCTCTGCTGCTATTGCTGGCTCCTTTCTCATCCCTTCAGCACTACCAGTGCCTGAGAAAGTCGAAGTCGCTCCTGAGGTTACTGTAGAGGAAAAGCCAGAACCTACTATCAAGGTATGGATTCTACCTGAAGGAAACCAAGTGGAGAGTCGCATTGTGGCAGCTCTACAAATTCGTGGCATCGATGACCGCAATGCCATCGCTACTGTTCTAGGCAACGTTAAGCAGGAGTCTAGGTTCCACCCAAACATATGTGAAGGTGGGCACCGGATCTCTTACTGGAGCTGTAACAGTGGTGGCTACGGTCTCATCCAGTGGACTACTGCTAGCCGCTATCGCGGTCTAGGTAACCACGCATACTCTCTTGGACTAAACCCATCTAGCGCAGAGGCACAGATCTCTTACATGTTCACTGAGAGGCAGTGGCAGAGTATCGAACCAAAGCTAAAAAATTCTGGATACAGTATCAATTACTACATGGATCAGGCTTATTACTGGTTAGGATGGGGCATCCATGGAAACCGTACTACATATGCATATAACTATGCTAATAGCCTAGTTTCTATTGATGTTCCCGTTAGCCAAGCTGACCTAACAGATGTCTGAAAAAGTATACGAGGTGAAGTTTCACTTCGGCAAAAAGAATATCTCAACAAAGAAGTTATATCTCACCGCGCTGTTTCTACAGCTAGGTGTAGATATTCTTCATCGTGTCTTTAAGTTTAGCCCACAGTTAATGTGGGAGCTTATTGACATTGTTGGGCAAAAATATAACATTGAGGTAATCAATGCTATTATTCTACAGGCTCCAGAGCTTCTCCAAGATCGAATCGACAGAGAAGTTGATAACGCACTTAAAGACCATTTGCCATCCGATCCTATCGTTCCTGAGCCAGAATATATTGATGTTGAGGATGGCGAAACCGCTCTTGGTGGTGAAATGGGCTTTACCTACGACTTTGTAATCGATTTAGAGGATAATAAAGATGAACAGAACTGAACTACTAAAGCGCTCTCTCCAAGAGGCACTTGACCTACACCACAATCTTTATACTGAAGAAGAGCTTTCTTTCATGAAGAAGCAGCTTCAGCAGTTGAAAGAGGACACAGCCACGCTATTAAACGAATGAATCTATCACTCAAACTCATTGGGGATGAATGCTTAACACAACCATCTTGTACCGTCAGGGATATCTCTGAGGTCGTTGATTTGGTTGCTGCCATGAAAACTAAAATGGTTGAATGGAATGGTATTGGATTGGCTGCTCCCCAAGTGGGACACAATCTAAAACTCATGATCATTCGACTTAAAAATGGTCGGGTAGTAGAACTAATTAATCCACGCATTAGTTGGTGCTCTCCTGAGCGAGTTAAGATGGAAGAGGGGTGCCTCAGTATCCCTGGTGAGTTTGAGTGGATTGAGCGCCCTTCTAAGGTGCGTGTAAAGTTTCAAACTATAGAGGGAGAATACAAGTACTGGTGTCTACATGGCATGGATGCCAGAGTATTCTTACATGAATATGACCACCTACAAGGTATTTTGATGACGGAGAAGCTATGACTTATTGGGAACTAGAGCCAGAAGCATGGGAGCTTTTACCTGACGATAGCTATGATGGTGCTAGACATATGGAGCATCGTGGTAGAATAGAAGCATTGGAACGGAGATTCCATCTAGATATTCAAGATAATGCTTTATAAATTTCCCACACCGTTTGTCTTTCACACACAAATAGACGATTACGAAGAAGTTAATGATAAGTTGTATAGGGTAATTGATAGCCGTAGAGGTCAGGAAGGACGAGGCTGGGGTTTATGTGATGCCATCACAACAATTACCAACGGTGAAGAATATAATTCATTTCTACAAGATTCCTATTTCACAGATAGGATTGTTTGGCGTCCTATGGATAAGATGCTAGATGAAGCTGGTGATATATTCACTCATCCCAAACAATCTAAAATAGTTAATTCCTGGTATAACATTTACAATAAGGGAAACTTTCAAGAGATTCATAATCATGTAGCACCAACTAGGTCCAAATACTTTATGCCTACGTTCTCTTGTATCTACATTGTAAAGCTTAATGGTAAGCCCAATAGCACTGTGTTTAGTAATTACCAACACATCATTGGAAACAATACTACAGAGAGACAGAACTACGATACCTCTAGGGAGCCAACGATTAAAGAGGGAACAGTACTCCTATTTCCATATTACCTTGACCATTGGGTATCTCCTTGCCAAACTGATGATAGAATTAGTATCACATATAACATAACTTCAATGTTTGAGGGGTGACATATCTTTAGATATCCTATATAATACCTATACCATTACACATTAGAAAAATGGATCGCGAATTTAGTGACCTAAAGATGGACCGCAAAGAGTGTGGGAAATGCGGAGCCATCTGGATCAATGGTCAACATATGTGGGCTACAGGCAAAACTGGAAACGAAGCAGACCTAGCAGGTCTTGTCTGTAATAAGCTAGGTAATGAGCAGTGTATAAACCCCTGCCGTGGTTCTGAAGCTGGAGACACATGGGAACAGCGCTTCGCAGATATTGAGTCTGGTTTCGACTCCAAGCGCCTACAGATGGAGCAGCAACGTGCTCGCTACAAGGATGAGTTTGGTGAAGACCCACACTTTGACGATTGATTAACTGTCACACCCCCTTTACTAACCAGCCAACACGAGCTATAATAAAGGGGTCAAGAAAACCAAGCATGTCTGAACTAAAAAACAAGTTCCGTAAGTCAATCGGCATTTTCCAAGATGCCATCAGTCGCACCATTGAGTTGGACTATAGTCAACCAAAGCTCTACAAAAAAGTAGTCAAGTACTATCAAGAAACTGGAGTTGAGTTTACTGGAGACTCTGTAGAAGATTACCAAATCATCCTAGAGTGTCTTGAGTATGATCTGTCTGCCACTGTGGAGCGAGTCTGATGAAAGTTTTATTTGTGCGCGAAGGTTACAGGTTTGTTGAAAATGGTATCATCGAACTCAACGGTATGCCAGACTTCAGACTACAGAAGCAGGATGAGTACACTAAGCGTTGGAAAGATATCTACCTATTTGATAACCAACTACAATGTCTAACGGCAATGGAAGACATTGAGTATGCTAAATGGCTAGACCCGGATGGAGTACCATGTTACGTAAAGGATTCAGTGACCGCCAGGCAACCTATCTACGGTACCTAGGAACATTTTGTTTAGTAGTAGGATACTTTATCCTACTGTGGGGAGACATGAGACCAGCACTTTTTCTCAGAGTGACTGGAGATCTATTGCTTCTCCCATCATCGTATAAAATGAAACTATACGATATCGTTGGGTTACAACTATTATTCGCCACAATCGATATCGTAAAGATCATTCAAATCTTTTCTTAGTTTAGAAAAACTAAGTGGTGGAGTCATCTGACCCGTCCCTGTCGGAGGGACATTAAATATGCCGACTGGCGCGTCGTAGCAGGTTCTCTCACCTTAAAGAGAGTGGTGGCGGGTAACGTCGAAGGTTTCTTGCTTTATGTTACGGAAAGTGCAATTTTCCGTAACACCTTATATAATTAAAAGAGCAAGTGGTGCGGATGGTATCCATCGCATGGTTTCCTAGTTCCATTTAAAGACTAGGTGGCGAGCAAAGAAAACCCATATTTCAGTTTGTAACTGCGCCCCCTTCGGAAAGGGGCTTTTTTTATGCTATAATGTCAACAACGTATTGTTTTTGTAATGAGTAAAGTTGCCCTTATTACAGGTATCACAGGTCAGGATGGTTCCTACCTTGCCGAACTATTATTGGAGAAAGGTTATGAGGTCCATGGTATTGTCCGTAGGGCTTCTCTTATTAATACACATAGAATTGACCATATTTTTGAGAGGATTACGCTCCACTATGGGGATCTAACAGACTCATTGAGTATTGTATCCATCATTAAGAAGGTACAGCCAGAAGAGATATATAATCTAGGTGCTCAAAGTCACGTCAAAGTTAGCTTTGAGGAGCCAGAGTATACAGCACAAACAGACGCTATCGGAACTTTACGTGTTCTTGAAGCTGTCCGCCTACTAGGTATGGAACATGATGTTCGTATCTATCAAGCATCTACGAGTGAGCTATATGGTCTAGTACAGGAGACGCCTCAGTCAGAGACTACTCCAATGTATCCACGCTCTCCTTATGGAGTTGCTAAGTTGTATGGGTTCTGGATTGTAAAGAACTACAGAGAGAGCTATGACATACATGCTTCTAGTGGAATTCTATTCAACCACGAAAGCTCGCGCCGAGGAGAGACGTTCGTCACTCGCAAGATCGTCCGAGCCTTGTCCAGAATTAGTGTGGGACTCCAAGGTACTCTTGAACTTGGAAACCTCAACGCCCGTAGAGACTGGGGTCATGCCAAAGACTACGTTAACGCAATGTACCTCATGCTCCAACAGGAGAAGCCTGACGACTATGTTATCGCGACTGGCGAACAATATTCTGTCAAGGATTTTGTAGAGGCTGCTGCTCCATACTTTGGTTTCAATATCCAATGGCGCGGTGAAGGTCTAGAGGAGTTTGGTTTCGATCTAAACACCGGTAAGACAATTATCACTGTCAACGAAAGATACTTCCGTCCTGCTGAAGTAGAGACTCTACTTGGAGATCCTACCAAAGCTAAGGAAGTTCTAGGATGGAAAACTAACTATAGTTTTGATCAACTTGTAGAAGAAATGGTAATTAACGGACAATGAACAAAGATTCAAGAATCGCAGTCTTCGGTGCTGGTGGTCTAGCAGGCGGAGCTATTAAGCGAAAACTATACGACGAGGGGTACCGCAATCTATGGATGCCCCGTAGCCGGGACCTAGACCTTCGTGAGCAGACCGCAGTGCGTGACTGGTTTCGGGAATATCGCCCCAAGTATGTCTTCCTTGCTGCTGCCCTAGTTGGTGGTATCATGGCAAACAAGACTCGCAAAGCTGAGTTCTTAAATGACAATCTAATGATGCAGTGTAATGTAATTGACACTGCCTATTATTCAGGTGTACAGAAACTACTATTCCTTGGTACCTCATGTATCTATCCTGCTGGTAGACAGCACCCCTTACGAGAAGATGAACTCCTAACAGGTCCCCTAGAACCAACGAACGACGCTTATGCCATCGCCAAAATCGCAGGTATCAAACAGTGCGACTTCTACCGTGAACAGTACGGATTTGATGCTATCTCTCTCATGCCTCCTAATCTATATGGTCCTGGAGATCATTT